TTCACGTAATTCTTTTTCTCGTGTTTCAAACGAATCTCGTAACTCGATATACTTTTCTTCTGATTCAAACAAGGCATTAATTTCATTTCTCTTTGCCTTAATCTGACTAGCTAGTCTTAATTGCTTTAATGACATTGTCCAATCTCCTCTTCAATTCATGTTTTCGTTGTTCTATACTTCTTTGTTGCATTTTTTCAACTTGTTTCATGCGTGCCTGTACGCTTGTGTCGTCATATGCTGGAAAAGTTACAATTGATACCTCGTGTAAATCAATTTCCCTTATGGTCCATTTGATTGTTCCATCATCACGGTAATCAGTATCTTCTTTTAAAATATTGAATCCGAATGAGCATTGATCAACATCTCCACGCTTGACTCTTTCATATAGGTTAAGAGCATCCGTGTCATTTTCGTTTATTTCAATTGAACCCCACAAACCACGACTATCAACCTTTAAATCAAGAGTATTAGACTTGTTACGCCCTAATACATAGGCGGTGTCATGATTGATAAGTGCCCTAATATCATTGGACAAAGTATTATCAAATGCACCTGGCGCGATTTCTTCATAAGCGCCTGGAAACAACTCGGTTTCACTATTAAAAACACTAAAATAACCCTCAATCACTTTTTTATCAGATTGTTCATCTGCTCGTGTTTGAAGGTCTACACCCAAGTTACGTATATGTTTTTGTCTATCCCTAATCGTCATCACCACCTTTCAGCTTGTTCTGATCGCCAATTTTATCAGAGGGTATAAAGTTTTCGAGTATCACTAGCTGATTTAATCCCTCCTTTGGCGATAATCCCAATTTGTCTCTAACTTCATTACCAGGAGACAACCCACGGATATAAAGGTTAGAAAATACGTCAGCGACCTCTTTCATGTCATAGGCGTATAGGCTGTGTGCGTTAAACTTAAAGTAATAATCATTAGCAATTACTAGTTTACGAGTGAGTTCTTGCTCAATGCCTTTTGCAATTGGTAGTATTGTAGAGTTGATAAAACTGTTATACTCATCTTTTTTATACTCTCCCACACCTAAAAAATAAGCAGGAACTCCAAATATGCCTGCTATTGTCTTTTTGTCCAATTCAACCGCATCATTAATAGCTAAATCATTTAATGATAATGGTTTTACTTGGTCCACCTTTAACAAGTCAGCAGGAATAACCCACGGCTTACCATCACTTGTTTCGTCAATGTATTTACGAAGTATATCCTCTCTACCTTCTGCGCTTGCCAACTCATCAGTCATTGCATCAACTGATATAATTATTGACGGTCTCCACTTATCAGCCATGAAACTGTTTTTTGTTTTGGTGGCTTGTTTTAAATTAGTAGCAATGTCTTTTAGGACAACCCTGTAACCTGTTCCGATGTACGGTGTCTCTGGGTTAGGATTGATCGTAAAATGCAATACTTGATCGTAATTATAAGTTGATTGCCCATACTTGACTTGGTAAGCGTTGCTTGTAGCCACAAAACTAACTTGTTCTGGGTTAAGTGGTATTAGTTCATCAATTAATCCATCTTTGATTTTAGGATATACTACACTATTACCATCACCATATAGCAGCAAGTTTTGAACAATGTTGTATACCCATGCCTTACGAGTCATAAGGCTATAAGGATTGATGTCAATCTTTCGTGATAGTCCATTTCTTACCCTTACATCTCCATCGTCTGTATTTTCCATCAGATGGATTGTCATTGTGGATATTAATTCAGATATTTTATGCACCGCTATTTTAACCTCTGGATTATCAGACAAACGAGTATAACCAGGTACACATAACGTATCGTATGCATCTTGTGATAAAAACCATTGTTCTACTGGGTCTGGTGTAGGCTTAAATATGTTAGCTGCTCTTTTTAACCAATTCAATGTATCACCCCCTTAGCCACATACTAGCAGTGTTCCCGCGCTCTAAGTTATGAAGAAACTCCATACATGAGAATACACAAGCATCGAAAACATCAATTCTTTGATTGTCTAATATTTTCTCGTATCGAATAGCGTCATCAGTCTGTTCTATTGCCCTAACATTTTGTACACAATACTCTAATGCTTCTGAACCTAAGTAATAAAATTTGCCTTCCTTAGCTTTGGTTTCGATCCGCCTAAAACCTTCTGACTTTAAATGAAAATATTGCGGAGCGTCACGAGTTCTAAAGCCACTTTGTTTCATGTCCATCAAGAACTCCCTAGCAAATTTCTTATCCACACCAGTACTCTTTATTTTAAAGCCATTCTTTTTCATTTTCAGAAACCACTTAACAATATCTTGGTAATCAACAACTGGATTATTACTCATTGTAAGAAAACCGTCTGATTCCCACCCAAATAAAGGTATGTTATCGACATTTGCCTTTTCATGCGCTGCGACTATCGGAAAGAATGCATGACTAATAGCTATGTCAATATCTTTGTAAGTTGCGTATATTGCAGTAGCACTCAAGTCATGACGTTTAGATAAATCAACGCCACCATACCAATCAAGCCTTAACTTAGCTAACTTCTTTAGTTTTTCTTCTAACGGTAAACCAGTTAATCCTAGCTTGTCCTCTGCCTTTTCATTAGATAACTGGAATTCGTCTATATTAAAGTAAGCATCCATTGCAGATGTGTATATATTAATAGACTTAGCTAAAAAGTCCTTTCTTTGTTGCGGATCGTTTTGCGCTTGCAAAGCATCATTCATGATATCTTCTGGTCTGATTGTCACGCCATAGTTAGGATTAGCCTTTTCGTGTTCTTTGGCACAAGTGTAATCAACTTCGCCATCTTCGCTTTCATCAGCTTTGGAAATAAACACAAAGTACTGTTCATCTTTAACGGACCCGTTCAGTATCTTTTGGCAATACTTTAAGCGATGATAACAAAAACTATTTGCGTTATCGCCCGCTGTAGTAATACCAATCATTAACTTATTCGTATAAGCCTTCATAGCTTCTTTAATTACGTTATATTGTGTTGCTCGTTTATATGAGTGTAATTCATCAGCAATGGCAATATTACAGTTTAATGAATCTTGTTTATCTGGATTAGCCGCTAATGCTTCGATGTGCAAAGAGCCATCTCCTAAATCGCCAATGATTGAAGATTCTTGGTTATTGTCTCTTATTCTAAAATTGTCGGCTTCGCCCATTTTATCTAAATTAAAATTAATAAACTCGAATGATTGTCTAGCTTGTCTTAATGCAGCACCCACAATGTAAATGGATGAGCCCGATTTCCTTTCCAGCAATGCAAGTGCCCACGAAAGCGCTGCAACAAACCTTGTATTATGCGTTACTGTGTACTTTCTTCCAACTAAATATAAACTATCCTCATTGTCTACAGAAATACACTGCGTATCGATGGACTTAATTTTTCTGATGCCTACTATTGTCTTGTTTAACATTCTGTCTGACAGCTTCTTTTTGACTCTATCTGACTTCCTTTTCAGTTTAAAGCAGTTATTACTTTGACTTACATAAAAGAATATTCTGTAACGGACATATTTCTTGCCTTCAAAACTAGCATAATCTTTTGTTATTTTATTCTTAATACCTAAAGAAGATAATAACTCACTCACTTGTGAAGTCAATTCGTAATCAGACTGAGTAAATTCACATTGTCCATTTTTACTAATAGTACCATCTGTATCCATTAATCCTTTCAATAATTCCATTCGTTGCGCTACGGATGATTGTAAATATTCTGTTGGTATATGCTTGTTGTTAAATACACCAATTTCCCTTAACTGTTCCCTCAATCTGTTTTTATTTCCATTACCTTTATAAGGTACTCCAATATCGATTCCAATGGTATCGGTTCTATCCTTCTTGTCGTATACCTTTGTCATATATCCATCTTGCTCAATATAATGAGATATTTCTTTTATGTCTTCTTCACAACAAACTATTTCTGTATTTTTTTTGTATCCATCACCTAACCATACACCTAATGTGTAAGGTTTAACTGGCAAATTCTTCGTTGGGTATTCTACAGGTTCATTCATCGGTACTCTGTATTTATACTCATCGCCTTTTCCGTCTTTTCTGTGATACACGAAGTCATGGACCATTTCTTTTGTCGTGATGTCAAAGTAACCTTTGCCTTCTTGGTATTTTGATGTTTTTCTCTTACCCTTAATATAGTCGTTATAACTTCTTCTACTATCTTTTGTCATAACGTGCCATATATGATTAGCATCAGCCTTTACGACAGCTCCATCCTCAAACTCTAACTCATAAACATCATGGTCCTTGAATACTTCCGATTTGTAAGTTATTTGTGTTCCCTTACCGTCACGACCATAAACGTAATCACCTACGACTAAGTCCTTCATTCTTTTCCATCCGTTAGGAGTTGGTAGTTCTTCGTCTAATGCCAATGCCTTCCCATTTTTTCTAGGCAAAAAAATAAACGCTTCTTTAAAGCGCCGCATGATTGTTCCTTTATGAAAGAATCCCAATAAATTATAAATAATAAACTTTTGCCAAGGCTCTAATATAAACGGTTGTCCTCGTAATGGTGTACCGTCTAACCTTTCTCCTTTGTCATGTACAAATGTTTTTTCAATTATTTGAATAACAAATTCAGCATCTTTGGGTTTGAAGTCATATTCTTTATTTTCTAAATCATTTAAAAACCTGTTACACATTTCAATC